AACAATTCAGTTTTATCCAGGTGCTCCTGGTGCAGAAACTGGTGGTCCTATTGCTGGACTTTCTGCGGTTGGTGTTGGTACAACATCTGTAGCTCAGTTTGAAGTTCCAATTCCTCCTATTGGAGGACATGGGAATGACGTTTACAAAGAGTTGGGTGCATTTAGAGTTCTTCTTTATTCTCGTTATGAGAATGATTCGTCTAACCCAGATTTTATCACTGGAAACGACTTTGCTAGAGTGGGAGTTGTCAAAAATCCATTGACTCCATCAGGAAGTCTTCTGGAACAATCTAGAGCTAGTGCCCTTTTTGCACTTAAATTAGAATCAACAACTGGTGGTAACATCGCAGACACAACGTATACAGTTGATACCCCAATTTATCAACAAATTGGTATTGGATCTACTGCTGTTGGTTATGTTGCAAATTGGGATTCTTCCACTGGTGTTCTAAAAGTTTATAATCCTGTTGGTTTAGGATCAACAACATATGGATATAGATTGGTAGACTTCACTTCACAGATTGGTGTTGGTGGAACTTACATTATTAGTGGTCAAACATCTGGAAATGCACTTGGTATCAATACAAGTTTTGGTACATCAGCAAATCCAGGAACTGCAACGACTGTTGGAAGTGCTTTGGTTCAACTTGGCCAAAGTTTTGTTGAAGGTGTTGCTCAACCAGAAGTTAAAAAATATTCTGGGGAGATCTTATACATAGATAACAGGGCAGCGATTCAGCGCTCCGCCAGCCAGAAAGAAGACATCAAAATCGTATTAGAGTTCTAAGAAAATGCCCCAAGAGACTAACCTCAACGTTTCTCCATATTTTGATGATTTTAATGAGGAGAAGAACTTTAATCGGGTATTATTTAAACCCGCTAGTCCAGTTCAGGCAAGAGAATTAACAACTCTTCAATCTATTCTTCAGAACCAAATTGAGAGATTTGGTCAACACTTCTTTAAAGAAGGTGCAATGGTCATTCCTGGCCAAATTGCATATGACCCACTATATTATGCTGTAGAGTTAAATGATACGTTCTTGGGGGTCCCTCTCTCAGAGTATCTCGATAAACTGGTTGGTAAAGTAATTAGAGGTGAGTCTTCTGGGGTTGAAGCTACGGTAGTAAACTATGTTTTAGCCACGAATTCTGATAGGGGAAATAATACACTTTATGTAAAATATTCAAAATCTGGTGGAGATTTTGCTACAGAAACTTTTCAAGATGGTGAGAATCTTGTAACAGCTTCTGATATTGAATACGGATTATCAAGAATTTCTGCGAATAATCCATTTGGATCATGTATTCCAAATGCCGCAACTTCTATTGGATCAGCCGCATCTATTCAGGATGGTGTTTACTTTATTCGTGGTTTCTTCGTAAGAGTAACTGCAGATACCGTTATTCTTGATCAATATGGTGATAGACCCAACTATAGAGTTGGTCTGTTGATCAGTGAAAACGTTGTTACTGCTTATGATGATGATTCACTCTTTGATAATGCAAAGGGATTTACAAACTTTGCAGCTCCTGGTGCAGATAGATTCCAGGTAAAAACTACTTTAATCAAAAAATCTCTCACAGAATTTAATGACGAAAACTTCGTCGAATTGATGAGGCTTGAAAATGGACAATTACAGAAGTTTGTTAAGAAAACTGATTATAATATCATCCGTGATGAGTTAGCAAGAAGAACTTATGATGAGAGTGGTGACTACTATGTAAAACCATTCCAAGTAACTGTACAAGAGTCTTTAAACAACAGACAGGGTAATGGTGGTATATACTTACCATCCCAAAAAACATCTGAAGGTGGAACTCCTAGTTCAGACTTAATGCTTTATGCAGTTTCGCCTGGTAAAGCATATGTAAGAGGTTTTGATATTGAGAAACTAAACACTAGTTACATTGATGTACCGAAGCCAAGAGATACAAAAACTGTAGACTCATCATCGTTCGTTTTTGATGGTGTAAATTACATTAAGATTAATAATGTCTATGGATCTCCCGTTGTTGGATTTGGAACAACTGCGACAGTAAGTCTTAGAAGTGAAAGAATTGGAACCACGGGTTCTGATGCTGCAGGCATTGAAATTGGTAATGCAAAGGTATACGATTATAAGTTAGAAGCTTCTGCATATTCTAACGCTGCTACAAAGTATGATTTGTATCTTTATGATCTTGCAACATTTACAACAGTTACTGTAAATACAGACACCACGCAAACAACTCCAGCTCTGATTGAGGGTGCAAGGAGTGGTGCAAGAGGATTCTTGAAGAGTGATGTAAGTGGATCTAAGTCTCTGACACTCACATCCACTAGTGGTCAGTTTATCGTTGATGAACCAATTATCATTAATGGTATTACACAGAGTACCGTTGTTACTTCCATTAGAGAGTACTCTTTTGATGATATCAAGTCTGTTTATCAAACCGTTGGTATCAATACCTTTAATGCAGATACAAGTCTTTCAAATCGATTCTCACTCGCTCCCGCAGGAACCAATTTCACTGTAGGAACTGCTGGTATTGTTACTGCTCCAGGAAACAGATTCTCTGTTGGTATTAAGACTGGAGATATCGTAACTTATAATAGAACTGGATTTGCCGATCCAACATTCAACAGGGTAAGTTCTGTTGCGGCTGATGGATCTACTCTCACTCTCGTTTCTCTTGGTGCATCAGTACCTGGAGTTTGTGATGGTGGACTCACCACTTCCGAAATTCAGTCCAGTGATTTCTCACTGATTAGACCTAGAGTTGTAAATGGAAATAGATCGAGTCTCATTTCACCACTCCCAACTCCATTCATTTCAAATGTAGATCTTTCATCTGCAGAAATTCAGATCAGAAGACAATTCACTCTTAATGTTGCCACCAACAGAGCTACGGTTACTGTATCGGATTCTGATCAATTCTTCCAACCTTTTGACGAAGAAAGGTACAATCTGGTTTATTCTGATGGAACTGTAGAATATCTGAATTCTCAGAAAGTAACATTCAACTCAACATTCAAAACCATTACTTTAGCTGGTCTGAGTAAAGCAAGTGACACGAATGCTATTCTCGTAACTACTCTTAAAAAGACCAATGTAAGGTCTCAAGATAAGACTCTTTCGAGATGCACAAAGTTGGTTGTTTCTAGATCCAAGTATGATTACTCTGGAGCAGCTTCAACAAACTTTAATGATGGTTTAACATATAATCAAGTTTATGGAACTAGAGTTCAGGATAGAGAAGTATCCCTGAACGTTCCAGACGCTCTTAGAGTACACGCTGTATTTGAATCTAGCACAACTGCCGCACCAACACTTCCAAATATCACCCTTGTCAACAGATCTACTGATTTGACAGATACGATTCAAGGTGAACTAATTGTTGGTGCCGTAAGTGGAGCTGTTGCAAGAGTTGTGACATCTGCAGCGTCTAACGTTGACATTGTATATCAGAACGATCTGAGATTTAGTGTTTCTGAATCAGTAACATTCCAATCGTCTGGAATTACAGGTGAAGTATCGGCTGTTGTCATTGGTGACAAGAACATCGTTAAGAACTTCACTTTTGATAATGGACAGAGACCAGAATACTATGATTACTCCAGAATTATTAGAAAAGAAGGTTCTCAAGAGCCTAAGAAACAATTAGCAATTGTTTATGATAACTATGTAATTGACTCTGGATCCAATGGTGATATGGGAACAGTCAATACATATTCCCCAGACACCTATGAGACGGATCTTCCAACCTTTGGTGGTCGTCCAAATTCAGACTTTATTGATATAAGACCAAGAGTCAAAAACTACGATTCTTCCACTGATACAGATTCTCCATTCGAATATGATTTCAGAGACTTTAGTTCTTCTGGATCATATGTACCAAATATTCTTGTTGGCGATGAAAGTCTAACTCTTGGTTATTCTTATTATATGGGAAGAATTGATAAGATTTTCCTCTCTAAAGATGGATTCTTTGAACTGAAGCAAGGAGCTTCTTCAGACTTCCCAGTTGCTCCAGATACTCCAGGTGGATCATTTACTGTTGCTACGATTTACAACAGACCATACATTCATAATGCATCTCAAGAAACCGCAGTGGTTCTTGCAAAACATAAGAGATACACTATGTTCGACATCTCCAGACTGGAGACACGTCTCAAGAACGTAGAGTTCTACACACAACTTTCTCTCCTTGAGACTGATACTGCGAATCTGAATATTAAAGATGCTGTAACTGGTCTTGATAGATTTAAGTCTGGATTCTTTGTTGATAACTTCAGAAGTCATGGATCACATTCCATTGTCCATCCAAACTTTAGAGCTTCGATTGATAAAGCTTCTGGACATTTGAGACCACTTCACTATACTCATGGTATTGATCTCCTTCTTGGTTCTGAACAAGTAATTGGTATTGGCACAACTGCAAATCCAAATGCAGATTTGACTCAAGTATCAGACTTACAGTCCAATGCGTTGAGAAGAACTGGTGATGTTGTAACTCTTGACTATTCTGAAGCCGAATTCATCAAGCAGAGATTTGCTACCAGAACTGAAAACGTTAACCCATTTGCTGTAATTAATTGGGTTGGTGTTGCAAATCTGAACCCAGCTAGTGATGTATGGGTCGATGAAAAGAGACTTGATGTGAATAACATCACTCTTGAAGGTGGTTATCAAGCATTCATGGATTCCCTTTCAGTAGATCCCAATACTGGATTTGCTCCTATTGACTGGGGTTCATGGGAAGAAGAGTGGAGTTCTATCGATATCAGCACAACAGAACTTTCAAGAGATCTCCAGTCAACTGAAGTAAGTCAAGTTGGTGGATGGAGACGTGGATGGACTGGTGGTGGTCAACAAATTGCAAGTGAACATTCGGCTCTCGCTCAGAGAACTAGAAACGTTACCATGCAGGACAACTTCCTGGTAACTAATGAAGAGACTATTACGATTGATAGAGGTCTTACCAGAAGTGGTATTCAGATTCAAGTTAATGAAAGAATCGATACACAATCTCTTGGAACTAGATTAATCAGTCAGGAAACCATTCCTTACATGAGATCTAGAAACATTGAGTTTGTTGTTAATAGAATCAAACCAAGAACACGTTTCTACATCTTCTTTGAGAATCAAGATGTAACTCAATATGCAACACCAAAACTCCTTGAAATCGACATGGTTCAGGGTGTATTCCAAGTTGGTGAGACTGTTAAGGGAACATTCGCCGATAATGGACTGGATGGTGGTTCTTTACCAGAAATCACGTTTAGAGTTGCACAACAAAATCACAAATATGGTTCATATGATTCACCAACGATTATCTATGATGTGAATCCATATGCAGATGCAGTTGGTCTCAGTTCAGTATATTCTGCAACAAGTAGTGTTCTGAACATTGACACAGCATCTCTTCAAGCAGAAGTTCTTGGAAACTTTACTGGATACGCTGCGAAGAATATGAGATTGGTTGGTCAAACCAGTGGTGCTGAGGCTACTGTTTCCGACTTTAGACTCATCAGTGATGAAAAGGGTGCATTGATTGGATCTCTCTTCATTCCTAATTCTTCACTCCCAACAGTTCCTCAGTTCAGAACTGGAGTTAAGACTTTCAGATGCACAAGTAGCCCAGTAAATTCTCTGAGTCCTGTTGATAATCCATCGACAGCTGAAGTTTCTTTCCGCGCAGAAGGTGTTCTGGACACAGTTCAAGATGATGTTATTGGCATTAGAAATCCAGAAATTCAAAGAGAAACTCTGTCCGATAGCACTGTTACTAATCAAAGTATTATTAGAACTGTACAAACTGCAGCGTTTGAAGAGAGAACAGTTGCACAAAACCAGTGGTTTGACCCACTTGCAGAGTCGTTTGAAGTTGTTGAAGATAACGGAGTATTCGTTTCTTCATGTGACATTTTCTTCCAGACAAAGGATGACAACATTCCAGTAACTCTGCAGATTAGAACAATGCAGACTGGTCTGCCTACTCAGACAGTTATTGGATTTGGTGAGGTTATTTACGAACCATCTCAGGTTAATGTTTCTGAAGATGGTAGTGTGGCTACAAGATTCGTGTTCCCATCTCCAGTTTATCTTGCTGGTAAGAGAGAATACGCCCTCGTTCTTCTGTCCGCATCAAATAACTACAGAGTCTTCATCTCTAGAATGGGTGAAGAAGACATTTCTACTGCAAATCTGGCTGAAAGTGAGAGAATTATTGTTTCTCAACAACCTTACATGGGTTCGTTGTTCAAATCACAGAATGGATCAACATGGGATGCAAGCCAGTTTGAAGATCTCAAGTTTACTCTTAATAAGTGTAATTTCGTTCCTGGTCCTGGCACTCTCAAACTTTACAATCCAGAGTTGGGTGTTGGTAAGTTTGAATTCCCAAGATTGCGTCCAGACCCAATTGAATATTATTCACATGAAATTAAAGTTGGTTTTGGAAGTACTGTTGCAACCAGAGACTTCAATGTTGGATCTAAATTCACTCAGGTTGGAAATACTAACGCCGAAGGAAACCTTGTCAAATCTCTTGGCGCAATCAAGATCAACACTACATCTACTGAAGCTGGTGGAATCACAACTAACACGGTTGGAACTGGTTTAACACCATCAGCATCCAACTTCACGTTTACTGGTATTGCACTCACATCTATTACTGGCAATGGATCTGGTGCTGTTGCAAATATTCAGGTTTCTAGTGGCTCCATCGGAGTTGTTACAGTTACTAGTGGTGGTTCTGGATATGCTGTTGGTGATGTTCTTGGATGTACCCTTGGTGAAACTGGAACAGGAACAAGATTTAACGTTGGTATCATTTCCGCAACCAACAGCATCATTCTTGACAGAGTTCAGGGTGAATTTACAACGTCATCCGAACTGATGACTATTAACGCCGTTGGTGTTGCGTCTACCTTACCAGGATCGCAACCTTCAGCCATTAATAACACTGCATCATACAAAGATGGTTTACATGTCAAGGTAAATCATAGAAACCATGGTATGCATGGTAGAAACAATAGAGTAACGATTGCGGGTGTTGTTGGTGTTAACACGACAACTACTGTCTCATCTCAGTATTCGAATACATCAACCGCAGATCTGGAACTTGGATCGGTATCGGTATTCTCCAACTTTGAAAACGTTGGTGTTTCCACAACCAATCCAGGATATGTGAAAATTAACAATGAAATTATTGCATACACTGGAACTGACGCATCTGCAACACCACAAAAACTCACTGGAATCACCAGAGCCATTGATAATACCGTTGCAGAAACTCATAGAGTTGGTGATATTGTTCAAAAGTATGAGGCTTCTGGAATCTCTCTCAGAAGAATCAATACAACTCACCAGTTCTCAAATGTTAATAATTCTAATGAGATTACTCTTGATAGTTACTATCTTAAGGTCGATGTTACTTCAAGTGGTATTGGAACTGTGAGAGATGGAACCAACAGTTTCCCTGCACTGAAAATCAGTGACACTGAGATCTCTGGAGGATACAAGGCTAAGGCAACACAAAACGTTCAGTTCGAAGCCTTGACTCCACTTGTAGAGTTCTTAACACCTAGAGATACTGGATTCTCTGGAAGAGTTAGAACAGTTTCTGCAACAAGTGTTAGTGGATCTGAAAGTTCTTTCCAAGATAAAGGATTTGAAAGTGTTACTCTCAATGGTGTTAATTATTTCACAGATCCTAGAATGTTTGCTTCGAAGATCAACGAACAAAATCAACTGAGTGCGTTGCCTGGTAACAAGTCATTTACCATGGAATTGGTTCTCTCTTCACAAGATCAAAATGTTTCTCCTGTGATTGATATTGATAGACTTGCAGTCATTACAACTACAAATAGACTTGATCAAAGGATCACGAATTATCCAGATGATAGTAGAGTGAATGAAAGATTTAGTGATCCAAATGCTGCAGTTTACATCAGTAAGAGAGTTAATCTGGAAAATCCAGCAACATTCTTACAAGTCAAATTTGCTGCATATCGTCACATTTCTAGTGACATTAGAGTTCTCTACAGACTCTTTAGAACTGATACTTTTGATAAGGAAACTCCATATGAACTCTTCCCTGGTTATGACAACATGACCGATACAACAGGGGATGGATTTGGAGATCAGGTAATTGATCCAAAACTGAACAATGGTAAACCTGATAGATTTGTTCCTGCCTCAAGATTTGATGAAGAGTTCAGAGATTATCAGTTTACAGCAAGTAATCTCCCAGAGTTTAATGGATTTGAAATCAAAGTTATCATGACAGGTACAAATCAAGCTTACGTTCCTAAAGTTAGAGATTTTAGAGCCATCGCATTTGCATAATGGAATACAAAAAAGTTGAAGGTCATCCAGGTCTCATTCGGGACCTGGATACTAATGCAGTTATCAATAATGATAAGACAGCATATCAAAACTATGTTCAATTGAGGGAACAAAAACT